GTACAAATCCTTGACCAGTACGGTGCACCTGGGGTTCCGATTCACCATTTGTAGGATGTCCCCTCGACTTTGCGGCAGTATCCGGTCAATCGACCCATGGGGGAATTGCGCGTCGGCCTTGTGAGCTCGAATTCGTGAGCGTTCTCCCGGTACTCGGGGTTCTGGATGCCGTACGCGAGTCCGACATCGGCCGACGTGCGATAGGTCGCGCCGTCGTCAAGCGTGACATCAAACGCAGGGTTGCCGTTGCGCGAGCAGCTCATACGCCGAGTGGAGACAACCCTACCCGTGACCGATCGGTCGTAACGTGCCATGTCGTGCCCTTCTGTGTGTGTGCGAACCTAACGTGCCCGTGATGGGACCTGCACCCATCTGTCTGCTAGTCGGGCTACCTTGCCTCTAGGCTATACCTCCTCGATCATTTCCGCGCGTTGCCCTGGGTTCAGGCATAGGCGCTTGATCCAGTCCGATGCCGTGCGCCGCGTCATGTCCGGGTATCGTTCGATGACGTGCCCGTACAAATCCTTGACCAGTACGGTGCACCTGGGATTCCCTCTCATTGTGACACCTTTCTATGTGTGTGATCGTGGCAGGGGTCCGATTCGATCAGTGAGCGCCCGTCTCGCGTTGGTCAGGGTTGCCCTGAATCGCGAGACCTGTAACGCTGTCCCTTGCCTTGTCCCTATGCGTCCCTACGCCCCTTGCTGGCCGACTAATAACAAGTCCTCACCTAGTGAGTGCTGAGCCATGGTTGGTCCCGTCCGCACTTCCGTGCGATACGGCTACCCCTGGACCTGACTACTTGTTACTGCCTGCCTGTCATCCGTGCTGGCCTGACAACTGAAAGTCTGCCTCATGGGCAACCCCCTGTCAAACCTACACGCCGATAATCTCACTATGTGGACAACTTGCTTAGGTTGCCCTGTAAGCCACGCTCATAGGCATGGGTGGGCAAGTGTAGCCAAGGCACGTGCTCGTGGCTTAGGTCGCATCCTAGAGCTTCCTATGGGGGCACTCACGCCTGGACGACGTGGCGTGTAAGCGTGGCGCATGACGTTCCCTTGCCCGTTGCCCTTGCCTACCCGTTGCCCTTGCCTACCCGTTGCCTTGCCCTTGCCCGTTGCCCTTACTCACCGCGTGCCGCGTGGCGCGTGAGTGTCCTCGCATCGCTTGCCCTTGTCAAGTCCCAGACTGCCGGCACCTGGTACCCCTGGGGGGTAACCCCCTTCGAGCTCGATCCCCCTACCCGACTGTTTAAGCAGCACGCGGTGCGCCACGGTCCCAGAGTCGATAAGAGGACACGGGGGGAGGGGGTATCCGAGCCAGTCTTCACCCTACCGTCTCAGCATGTGAGATGATCGGGTCAGTTTGAGCGAAACGTGGCCTGACCGATTTCTGAGCCCATATACCTATACGTAGAGGTAAAGGTCAAGGGTAACCCGTACAGTTTACGGCTTACCTTGTACCCCCCGGAGGGGGGTTATAACAGTATACCAATAACGGTTAAGTGTAACCGTTAAAGGTATAGGCCCCTTCGGGGCCATAACCTGTTACTGGGTAACCCCGTACAGGTAGAGGCCCCTTCGGGGCCATTCACTTCTCCCACCATGAACTTGAGGGTAAGGGGCAACCCGTTACCCGTAAAGCTCGCTCCGCGTTCACAGGTTCACTTACCACCCCACCACTTCACTGTGGCGGGTACGTGTGCGGAGCGTTTACTACGAGGAGGCCACCATGGGACGGTGGGACTCCTCGACAAGAAGTAGCCGGCTTCCCGGAAACTGGGACTCCATACGCCAAACAGTCCGTAAGCGGGACGGCTACCAATGTACGTGGGTGGACATCATCGAGGGCAAGCGCGTCCGCTGCACAGCTCCAGCCGATGACGTGGATCATATCGCCCCCGGTGATGACCATTCACCCCAGAACCTACGCTCACTCTGCCACCCCCACCACGCACGTAAGACTTCGTGGGAAGGGCACCGCGCGAACGCGGCTCAGAGGAGCAGGGTTCACAAGAGGTTCCGGCGTACGGAAACGCACCCCGGTTTGATCGTGAGCGGTAACGCTCGCAAAAGCTAGCGCCCGGCCCTACCGTTCCCAGTTCATACCCGGTGAACGTGGTCTGCCACGCAATGCGGTCTAGAACGCGCGTGCCTTAACGGGTTTTCTGTGGGATGGGTGTTGCGCGGACCAAGACAAGTAGACAGGGTCAAGGGTAGTCGTGAATGCAAGGGATGCAAACCTTGTGCGCGACCAACTGGGGCTTCTGCACTCTCCATTGAGAGGACTTGCTTGACCGCTTCGCGCCCCATCCCCTTGGCGGGTAGAGGCCAGTCCCTCCCCCAGCTTCCCCGCCAAACACCTCACCTCGGTGAGAGTCGGCAGCCTCACGGCGTGGCCGACACCGACTTCCTCCATTAATAGACCCACCTAGGAGACGATCGCGATGGCCCCCGGCAAATACAATCTGACCATATACAGAGGCGACACCTTCGCGCAGACGTTTCGCTTCACCACGGGTGGCGTGTCGGAGGATTTGACTGGCTGGATATTCACGGCGCAGGTGCGTGAGTTCCCCAACGCCACTATCGCTGCGGACTTCACGGTGACGATCGATGACGCTCTAGGCGGGGTGGTCACCATCGCAATGGAGGACGCCATTACCGCCACGCTCCCGTCACGGGGCGGCTCGTGGGACTTCGAGGGCGCAAAAGATGGCGAGACCCTGACGCGCATTGCCGGCTCGGTCGCGCTAGTGGAGGATGTAACCCGATGAGTAGTCCGATTATCGAGATTGTCGTCGCCCCGCCTGCGGCTGTAGTCGAAGTTCCCACTGGACCGCGTGGGCTCCGTGGCATTCAAGGCGTCCAGGGCATCAAAGGCGATACCGGACTCCAGGGTATCCAAGGCATTCAAGGCGTCAAGGGCGACACTGGACTCAAGGGCGACACCGGAGCCACGGGTGCTACCGGCCCGACGCAGACCGACGCCTCCGGCCTTATTACGGGCACCGTCGATAACGCGCGGCTGCCAGCCGCCTCACAGGCGGCCTCTGTTGCCAATGCCACAAACCTGACCACGGGCACCGTCGCTGACGCGCGGTTGCCCGGTTCGGCTCAGGCCGCAACATTGGCGGCCACCTACGCCCCAATCGCCGAACCTCTCGCGGTGAAATTGGCCGGAGACCTCTCGGGCACTGTCGCCGCGCCCACCGTGGCGAAGATCGGCGGCGTCGCAGTCGGGAATGCCGCCACCAAGAATGTCGGCACGACCGCCGGCACCGTTGCGGCGGGCGATGATTCACGCATCACGGGCGCGGCAACGGCGGCCAGCGTAACCGCTGAAGCATTGGCAGCTCGTAACGCTTCCAATCTGACCTCGGGAACAGTGCCCGCCGCGCGCCTCCCCGCGACGGGCACCAACATGGGCAACCCAGCCTCAACGGCCAACGCCGGAACGGCAGCCGTAACCGGGTGGGTTCGGGACGACATTCTTGGTAACTACGTTTTCACCGCGCTCGCCGGTCGCCGCTACGAGGTCCGCGTCAACAACATGATCGCATCCTCCACCGTGGCGGGTGACACGGTGCTGTTCGCCATCTGTAACGGTGGCGCGTCCACCCCGACGCCGGGTAACGGGATCGTCGCCAACCAGTATGTGGTGCCCACCACAGGGACCTGGGGGGCAGCCATCGACCTATGCGGATCATTCGTCCCCGGTGCGGGCGTGCAGACCCTCGCGGTGTGCCTGATTCGGGTTAACGGAACAGGCACGATCACACCGTTGTCGGTCGGCGGTGGGGCATCGCGGGAGATGTACGTCGTGGACCTCGGCCCGGCCTGACCCATGTTCGATTGATCGACTTTCGCCCAGATAAACCGAAGGAGGTTCCCAATGGCAGGTTTAGGTATCTCTGGTCCCATCCCGAATGCGGATGCGGACTTGGCTCGCAAGCGCACTCGCAAGGGTGGCGACGTGAAGCCGCTTACCATTGGTACGCGCCGCCCTACTCGGATTCCTCGCGTCGATCCCCAGTGGCACCCCATCGCGAAGAACCTGTTCAACGCGGTGAAGCGTTCGGGTCAGTCCGACTTCTACCAAGACTCGGACTGGTGGCTGCTGTACTCGCTATGCGAGGACCTATCGGTCTATAAGACCCCCCGCCACGAGGAAGATGACGGGACGGTTTGGTACGGTCGCCGATCTGGTCAAATGCTTCAGACGATCATGTCTTCGATGGAGCGCCTGTTGATTACCGAGGGTGATCGTCGCCGCGTGCGTATCGAGCTCCAAGAGCCCGTCGTCCCTAAGCCCACGCTCACCTTGGTAGGCAAAGGCATTTACGAAGATCGTCTGAAGACGGCCTAACCCCGAGGAGCGCCCGTGTCCCAAGCAAACCATCCCCGCGCAGCCTGGCGGGGCGCCACAACGTGCGTCCGTGCTGCGGCGATGCTCACCGGCATGGTGACGTTGCTCACCATTCAGGGCCACGCGGGCATCGCGAACGGCATTACGCTCGCGCAGGGTTCGTATACGCCCTGGTCGAAGTACAGCGCCAACACGCACGTCGGCTGCGGTGTCGTAGACATCTCCCGCTTCAACTCGGTCACGGGCAAACTCTGGACTCAGGCCGAGTGGGCAATCATCGTCGCCGCCGCGCGTCAGGTTGGCTTCGCCGCCTGGCATCGGTTCGCGATCAAGGGCCTGTGGGTCGAACACGCCCACTGTGTAGCGATCGGCTGCCCCGACCTCAATGTCCCCGACGCCACGGATCAGGTCACCTCGTACCGCAACGGTCACGACGGACTGGCTAGCAATGGCCCCGACAACGGCCCGAGGGATTGGGTCAGCATGACGTGGGAGTCGCACGAGATGACCCTCACCCCACCCCCCCCCGCCATTCCCCAGGAGGACGACGACATGAGCTACGTAATGAGCGCCAAGACTGCTACCGGCGAGGCGTTCTACCTTGTCACCCCACAGGGCCGCATCGGCATCGGCAGCATGGACCAGGCTGACGCCTGCCTGTCTGCCCTCCAGGCCCGCGTAACGCGCACGTGGGGGCCGAGCCCGTACGGGTGGCGAATCAGCCACCCGACCCCCTGCCTCCAGTCCGAGGCCGACATCCTCGAATCGCTGGAGCAGACCGTTCGCGACCGGGCTAAGACAGCCTAAGGAATAGTTCCAAGTCAACCGCCCTCCCCTCTGAATGGAGGCACGCCAGGAGAGGAGGTGTCTTCACCCCTTGGATACTTTAGACCTTTCCCCACTAGAACCCACCTACATCGGCCCCACCTGGAAGCGTGACGAGAACGGGCAGTTCATTCTGCCCGCCCTTACGCTCGGCTGGGAGATTGCAGGTTGGTGTCACGCTTACATCCTCGATCCGAATTGCGACGAGGAGGACCCGCAGCCCTGGGAGTTCACGCTCGAACAACTGCGTTTCGTCTTGTGGTGGTATGCCGTTGATGAGACGGGTCGTTTCATTTATAGAACCGGCGTACTACAGCGTCTCAAGGGGTGGTAGTTAGGGGCAAAGACCCCATACTCGCGGTCCTCTGCCTGGTTGAACTCGTCGGCCCTTCGCGCTTCTCTCACTTCGATGCCACCGGCTCCCCGGTCGGCAAGATGCACCCCGCCGCCTGGGTTCAGGTGGTTGCCTCATCGCAGCCAGCAACAGTGACCACCTTCGAGATGTTTCCGCGCTTAATGAGCAAGCAGTTCAAAGCCGACTACAATATTGACGATGGTAAGGAACTGATTCGCGGCCGTGGAGGGCGCTGTCGGATCGTTGCCGTCACCGCCAACTACCGCACGCTTGAGGGCTCGCGTACCACGTTCACCGTGCTTGTTGAAACACAGCATTGGGTGAAGAGTAACGGCGGACCCAAGATGTACGAAACCATCGGGTCAAACGCCACTAAAGGCTCGAACCGTTACCTGGCAATCACCAACGCCTACCTACCCGGCGAGGAAAGTGTCGCCGAGACGATGCGTCGCTCCCACACCGAGATTGTCGAAGGACGATCAATGGACGTGGGCTTTCTGTATGACAGCGTGGAGGCACATCCGAAGACGCCCCTCACGCCCGAGGGGATCATGGCAGCGATTCCCCTAATTCGTGGGGACAGCATTTGGCTTGACCCGCTCAATATCATCGCCGAAATCATGAAGTCAGACGTTAGCCCCGCCCGTTCGCGGCGCATGTGGCTCAACCAGATTGTCGCTGACGAGGATGCGTTATTCGAGGAGAACGACTGGGACGACTTGCGCCAAGTGGGCGAGCATCTGTCACCGAACGATGAAATCGTACTCGGCTTCGACGGCGGCAAGTCTGACGACGCAACCGCACTGGTTGCTATCCGCGTCCGCGACACGTTCGTGCAGCCCCTGCTCATCGAGGAGCGCCCGAGCGGCCTCGACTACTGGGAGGTTAACCGCGAGAAGGTTGACGCTGCCGTCCATGCAGCCTTCCAGCGATTCAAGGTCCGCGCCTTCTATGCCGACGTGAGCTTATGGGAGTCCTACATTGCACAGTGGTCGGCCCGATACGGCCCGCAGCTTGAGGTTAAGGGTCCTGACCTGGGCGGTAACGCGATCGGCTGGGACATGCGTGGCGCCACTAAGCGAGTGACGATGGCGAACGAACTGCTCATGCAGACGATCCTCGACGGCAATATCGCCCACGGTGATGACACTGACCCGTTGAACGTGACGCTTCGCCGCCACCTTCTGAACGCACGCCGCCGTGAGAACGGATATGGCGTCTCGTTCGGCAAGGAAGGCCGCGAGTCACCCAAGAAGGTGGACGGATACGCAGCCCTCATGGTCGCATACGCAGCTCTCAACGATCTTCGACAGAAGGTCACCACGAAATCCCGTACCGGGCAAGCCTGGTTCTTCTGATAGGGGTACCCATTGAGCATTCTCGATAACGTACGCGAGGGGTTGAAAATCCTTGCACGCGACCACGACCGCCTCGACCGTATCGACCGATACTTCAAGGGCGAGCACGATATCCCCTACATGCCGGATTCTGCGGAGGTGGAGTATTACCTGCTCGCCGGCAAGAGTGTGACGAACTGGTGCCCGAATCTCGTGGGCGTTCCGGGGCAGGCGCTATACCTGGACAACTTTAGGCGTAGCGGTGTCGCGGCTTCAGCCGGCTCGCGGTCGCTGGAGATGGCCCATTGGCAGGCGTCGCGCTTGGACGCCAGGCAGGCGCCGATCTACCGCGCCGCACTGGAGTTCGGCCACTCTTTCACTGTCACCGAGAAGGTGAAGGGCAAGGTCATTACCCGTGGCCTGTCGCCACGTCGGACAGTCGCACTCTTCGAGGACGCCGCTACCGACCTTGTTCCGCAGGGCGCCTTGTATCGCACCTCTCGCCCGACCGCCGACAAGCCGGGCAAGCTCATCTACTGGGACGCCAAGTTCCGGTATGACTTCACGTACAAGGACATCGACCATATTCAAGCCATAGGCAGGCCCGTTCGACATGGCGCACTTGAGTGCCCAGTCACTCGCTTCGTTGCGTACGTGGACCTTGAGGGCGATACCTGGGGCGTGATCGAGCCGCTGATTCCCGTGCAGGACCGCATCAACCAGACGGTGTTCGACCTCCTGGTTGCGCAGACGTACACGGCTTTCATTGTGCGCACAGCGACAGGCTTGGCCCCGCCGCTGAAGATGCAGAAGAACGCGGACGGCATTATGGAGCCGATACTCGACGTGGACGGCAATCCCGTTCCCGATCGGCAGTTCCTGAACGCCACTCGCTGGATGTACGGGTCGGACCCGGCCACCAAGTTCGGCACCCTGCCGGCTGGCGACCTCGTTGGATTCATTTCTGCTCTCGACTTGGCGCTCAAGCATTGGGTGGGCCTGTCACAGATTCCACCGCACTTTCTGCTCGGCCAGATCGCGAACGTCAGCGCAGAAGCGCTGCAAGCCGCAGAGGCCGCCCTTGGTCGCAAGGTTGAGGAGTTCAAGCACAGCTTCGGCGAATCGTGGGAGCGCGTCTTCCGTATCGCTGCCATGATGGCCGGCGATCTGGTCGCAGCCGAAGACGACTTCGGAGAAGTGGTCTGGCGTGACATGGGCGTTTCGTCCCTGGCGCAGTCCGCCGATGCACTTGGCAAGTTCGCCGTGGCACTGGATGTCCCCAAGGAGGGGATGTGGTCTCGGATTCCTGGCGTTACGCAGGCTGAGATTGACGAGTGGCACAGCATCAAGGACCGCTTGGACAAGGAAGCCCAGCTCTACCAGAGCAACTTGGGCATCGGCGGCGCTGACGCTCAGATGATGAGCGCCCGGCAGAACATGCCAGCCGCCCCG